GTACCTACTACAGCACGACCTGCGGAACTCATGGTAGTGCCAGAGGACACAACGGCAACTTTGAAAAGTGCTTGTTGGTCATCAACAACATACGCATAAGCGAGGTTGGTTGCGGTGCTTGCCAAGGCGGGGATATATTGACCTTCAACGGTTTGACCGCTGGAGTTCACATATGAACCGCCGACACAAACGCCGACAATTGCACCAGAGTTGGTGGTGGTTGAGAGAATCAGATAACCGTCAGCGTTAGTTTGAACCGTGTCTCCGAAGAAGACAGCAGTGCCAAAAGCAGCGGCAACGGGAATCTGTCGGAAAGCACCAGCGTAAGGCTTGCCGTCAATTGAATTGACAGGCTTTAGACCATACGGGGCCGAGACAGTGGGGTAAGCCATGTTGGACTCCAAAAAAGTTTAAATACTCTTACCGATAGTGACCTTGGAGCTACGTTCTTTGAACATGGGCATCCGAGGATCGCTATCACGCATGTAGTTGTTATCCACGGACTGCATCTGAGTATCAGCCACTTGCTGGTAATACTCATCACGCTGAACCGTAAATTCAACTGGGGTTTTGCAAAGCAACAGTCCACCAACCTCAATACCATCTGGGAAGCGTCCGTTAGGATTGCTTACCAACCGGAGTTTTGGTTGGGAAATGGCCTTTACAGGTTCCCATCCCTCACGGAGTTTCGAAGAAATATTCGTGGGATCAGGATTGTTCAAGGTGCTTAGACGGATCCAGCGGAAGGCGTAGCCATCTTCTGGTTCGGGATCGGGCAACAGGGTGGGCGGCATCCAACGCTTGGGACGCATATCTGCTTCACGACTTTCAAGGGCACGCTTTTCACGTTTCTGCTCATCCATTTGTACTTCTCCTAATTTCCAGAACCTTACGAGCATAGAGTTCCAAAGGAATTCCAAGCCGCTTGGCGATGTTGACCTCAGAGGCCGTCAGTGTGATCTTTTTAGGAGCAGTACTGCGACTCGCCGAAGCAACTACATTTGACTTTGGGCGGCGATTCGCATCACCGGGTTCCGCAGACTCAAACTTATCTGGGAACACTTGGCGCAACCTACCGTTTAAACGCTGGTAGTATTCGTCACTTTTCGGGTCTACACCCTCCTCATTGATGAGCTTGTTATGCACTGCTAATGCAAAGCCCGTCATTTCAGTGTCTGGCCCAAACCAAGGGTTGGCACGCTGCCAATCTTCGGCTCTTTCATCGGGTTTTGGAGCACTTGGACTCGTTTGTACAACATTTTCCTGGGCCTGTAAAGGCTTCGGCTTAAAATTGTTTACACGATCTGCCTTGATTTTAGCGTTAGTTAGCTCTTCTTGGGCATCGACCAGGGCTTCTGAGTCTCCGTCCTCGTAGGCTTTCTTGTACTTGGCTTTGGCTTGGTCAATTTCTTGAGCAATTGTGCGCTTTACTTGGTCGAGCATGATGTTCTGATTGGAATCAACCGTGCCCTTAAGGCGTTGATTTTCCTCATAAACCTGCTGTGCAATGCGTATAGCCTCCTCTTTTTCACGCAGAGCGGCTTCTTTTGCCCTGCGTTCATCGTGGTAAGCCTTGTGGAATTCACGGGTTTTGGTTCGATCCCGCTTGGAATACGTTGCCAATTCCTCGTCTGTGGGTTCTTCGGGCGGGGTTTTCATTGGCTCCCGGCCACGATCTTCCTCTGGGGTATCGTCAATTACCTCAATTTCCGGTTCATCGGACTCAGGCTCAACGATCTTGCCGCCAGCTTTGGATTGTTTTTCTTCCACCTCATGTGGAAACTCAAACTCAGTTTTTTCAATTTCAGCCATGTTTCCCCCTACGCACGGGTTATTCCACGGGGATCTTGGACAACACCTTCGACAGAGTCATCGTTGATCAACCGGAATTCTTTGCCATGAATCTTGATCCGTGTCCCGGTGTTGGGACGGACAAGAACGAAATCTCCCACCTTGCACGAAGGCCCGGACGGGAAACGCTTGGTGTCCTTAAAAGCATCAGGCCCCATCTTCACCACGAAGAGTACTGGCGACAGTATTTCTTCGAAATGCATGGTTTGCCCGGCCTTAATCAGACCGCTTTCATACTCCTCATCAATGTCCGGGAGGACACATAGAAGATAGAACGTGGCTGGATCAGGCACTTGTTTTGCCTTCTCCTCTGCCGAAGTATTCAAAATACCCGACAGATCTATAGCCGCAACATCAAATTCACTCATCGTCAAAGTTCTCCATTTTTTTCGCAAGGTCGGAGATTAAAGATTGTGCAAACACCAGACCCCGAATGTTGCCGCACATTTCCCGGTAGGCGGCGTAGTCTTGCGCTGCGCCACCACCCAGACTTTCAAGCAGGTTCGCTTCCCGCTCTTTCAGTTCTTTGATGAGGTAATTGATTGCCTGATCTAGCATCATTGATTCCGTTTAAATATGTCCACTTGAACTTTCTGGTTGGCCTGCTTCTCCTGCGAAGCAATCCGGGCCATGTCCAATTCCTTCTGGTTTGCAATGCGCTGCGCCTCAATGTTTAAACGCTCCTGGGCGATCTGGGCATCAGTCTGATCCTTTTGCGTTTTGCGCTGCACATCAGCTTGCTTGATTTGCAGTTCCTGCTGTTGCATTTGAACCATGGGATCTTGCGCCTGTTGTTGGGCTTGGGCCTGTTGGGCCTGGGCCTGATTTGCCTGGAGGAGTTGCTTCGCACCATCGGCCACCAACCGGGACACCTGCACTTCGATGTCCTCTGGCAGTTTCTGGTCAGGGGGAGGCAAGGGAACGCCGATCTGCTCTTCGATCTTTCTTCGATACTGGAACGCCAAGTGCTCTGCAATGTGGGACATTGCCGCCGCCTGGATCTTCTGGGCCATCGGGTTTTGTCCGATAGTCTGGGCAATCATTGGATCCTGCATGAAGGATGTATGAGCGGCGATGTGGGCATCGTGGTCTTGGTAGATAAATGCCTGGGTTGGCTTCCCGTTGAGGAAGGCCATGTTTTCGCTGACAGGATCCCGTGGGGTTTGGTCATCGTCCACTGGAACCAGCTTATCTGCGTTCTTAATCCCCAAAACTTCAATCATTTGACGGTGGAGTTGGGGTAAGTTGTAGATCTGCGGGGCTTGAGCGGCCAACTGAATCACGGCCTGATACTGCATGATCCGCTGGGCCATCGTGCTGGAGTTCGGGTCACTAACCGGAATCACCTCAACGATGTCGTAATCAGCCTGTTTGGCCTTTCGGTTCCCGCCCTGTGGGTCGTATTCATACTCACTGGGCGCATAGTCCCGAATGATCCCCTTGAGCAGCTTGAATTCCTGCTTCATGGAGTAATGGACACGGGCCTGAACGGCTCCCATGGTTTTCAGGGTTCTTTCCAGAATTGCCAGGGTTGTCCCCACGGGGGCCTGGGAACTCATATCGCTGATCTTCATGTCAGAGATGGAACCCAATCTGCGTCCCTCTTCTGTGATCTGATTGAGCAGAGTCAAGAGGGTTGCGCTGGGTTCCTTATAGGGGAGCGCCATGACGTTGTCTTTGATCGCTCCACTGGGAACGTCTACGTCCCGGAATTCACCTGGAGCGATTGGCGTATCGTCACCTTTGATCCTCATGCCACGGGACTTCAGTCCACCGGGCAGATTGGACAGAGTCCCCGCATCAACCAACTGGCGAATCAGGGAAGTACCCGCACGGGCATAACCACCGATCACATGGATCAGTCCCATCCCGTAGAAACCAAACCCTGGGATATAACAGTAGTCCACGAAATGCTGGCGCTTGGCTTTGTGATCATCATCTTCCAGCCAGTTGCGGTAGATTGCCAAGACATCCCCGGTTCCCCGGTCGATGGTCACCACATAGGGCAGGGCAATACCGGTAGGCTCCCCGTCTTTGTCCACATCCTCAAACCCCTCAATGTCCAGGTCGGTGTGGATCTCAAGGATCTGGTAGCGATTGTCATCGGAAGCTTTGTAGCCCTGCTGTTCGGCTTTCTTCTTCTCAATGTCCGTCATTATGTTGACGGGATCGCCCAGGTCTATATCCCGGTAGAACCCGTTGACCTGAAGCTTCTTGATCTCATTCCTGGTCTTACGCATCACATGCGTGACCCGTTCTGCGTTGTTTAAATTTGATGCCCCGTAAGGCACGATTACGTCCTCTGCCGGGATGTACAGGGCCACCTGTCTTCCCATGGCTGGGTCGTAGTAGACCTTTTTAAACGCAGAACCTGAAAGCCCCAGGGAGTAGAGCATCCGTTCGTGCTCTGGGCGGTACTCAGGCATTTCTTCCGTCAGCTTGAAGTTCATGTCATCCCTGACACGTTCTGCTGCGTCTTCCTTCATCTTGTCAATCGCACCAATGATCTCGGTTTTGACCGGCCCTTGGGCTGGGAAGGTTTCCATGATGGACTCAGCCTGAAACTTGATGGCCGCTTCCGTCAAAATGGTTGAGAAGACTCCGCATGCCCCGTTCCAAGGCTGCGTTCTTTCTTCATAGTTCATGCCCAGAACTTCCAGGCCCTTGACAAAGGTTTCTGCCCAATCCTTGCGTGAGGATATGTCAGCGTCCACTAACTCCATGAGGTCAGATGAGATGGTGGCAAGCTCACCCTCGTCCAGTATTTCTGCGAGGTTTGAGTCAAAGTCCCCGCCGTAATCATTTTCAGGCTCCAGGGTGATCTCAACGTCCCCGGTGTCAATCGTTACAGACTCCGGGTCTTCAATCTCAATACTCACGCCACGATCCATACCTGTGGGCGCTGGGTAAATTGCTTTGTCAAAGTTAGCCATAATGATCCTTAGTAATACTCCGCTTTCCTGCGATAAATGGGTTCATCTGGCTCATCGGATTCGATGGAAATAAACCCGCCTTGGCGAAACCGCATCAAAGCTTGGCTACTTGAGTCCACAAGGTCATCGTTGTCGCCGTTGGGGAATGAAGCCATTTCTTCTACGACTTCTTCAGCCCATCGGTGATCTGGACACCAAACCATCCCGGACGCAAACAGGTCAGCAATAGCGTTTACACGGGCGATCTTATCGTTTCCTTTGCCCGGTGTATATTCCGACACCGGAATTCCTGTCCTACGCATCTCATAGATCAAGGGAGCGCCTGCCGCCCTCTTCTCCACGATCAATGTGTCTGGGTTCCATTCCTGATACATCTCATACGCCTTCTTCTTTAGCTCCGGGAACTCAAGGCGTTGTTTAAACGCATCCAAGAGGATGATGTTCGGACGTAAGTTGCCTTTTCCATCGGAATGATCAAAGATTCCCCAGGTGGTACAGGCCGAATAGTCGGCCCTGTTGTTGGTTTCAAAGGCCGTATCCCAAGATTGGATGATGTAATCACACGGGGGAGGGTCTTCCTTCTCCCAAAGCCGCCACATATCCCGTTTTATGATGGCCCCTTCCTCTGATGTGGGGTTTTGTTGGTACTGAGCCTCCCATTTGGACACTGGAAGTTCAGCTTTGAGGGCCTCAAGCTCCTCTTTCTTCCAAAATGCAGGCCACAAAGGGGTTCCAGAGGGCAAAATAGCCGGGAAATCAATCACTTCCCACTCATTTACCCCGTCTTTTTCCGAATTTTTGAGGATTTGGCCCGTCAAATCCCTTTTTGACCACCTTGTCATCACAATGATGATGGCCCCACCCGGCTGTAAACGCTGTCGAGGGCCAGATGTGTACCATTCATACACATTGTCAAACACCGCAGGGTTGCCCTGCTTGGCCTCCTGCTCAGAATGCGGGTCATCAATGATCAATATATCTGCGCCTTTTCCGGTAACGGCTCCCCCGACACCGATGGCAAAGTAGTCCCCACCTTTGTCCGTGTTCCACCGGCCAGCGGCCTTTGAATCTGAAGACAACTGCGTATTGAAGATCTTCCTGTAATCCTCCGACTGCACAAGATTGCGGACTTTACGTCCAAACCCCACGGCCAACTCGGCAGTGTGGGCGGTCTGGATGATCTTCTTCTCCGGGTGCTTACCCAAGAACCAAGCTGGAAGCAGGTAGGAGGCAAACTCAGACTTGGTATGCCTGGGAGGCATATTGATGATCAGACGTTTCAAATCCCCATTGACAACACGCTCAAAGGCATTTGCCATGATCTGGTGATGTTTACCCGATATGAATATCGGCCACATCTGTTGGACAAAGAACAGGTAGGACTCCCTGCACCTCTCAATCCTGTCCATCTCCAGCAGGGCAAAGATCTTCTTACGCTCCGCATCCGGGACTCTGTCCACCATCTGGATATAGCCGTCCACTTCCTTACGGGTCAGGAGGCTCATAGGGACAACATCTTCTCAACAGATTTATCAACCAACCGGACACCGTAGAACTTTCTGGGCTTCACCGTGATGAAACCATCGGACTTTAGCCTGTGGACAATCCTGTGGATATTGGAACGGGACTTCAACCCAAGACCACGGGCTATCACATCGTAGCTCGGAGGGATGCCGTGTAAACGCACATAGGCCCGGATAAAGTCCAGGACAAGCTTTCTGCGTTCGGTTACAAGTTCCATGGCCGAAGTTTAAACGAGAACAAGTGTTCGTGCAAGCACTCACTCACATATATATACCCCCCTGTTTTAAAACAGGGGGGTATATATATGTGAGTGAGTGCTTGCACGAACACTTGTTCT